ACATGAAAGATACGGTTTACATTTTATTTATGAACAAGGAAAAAAATTTTAAACTTGACAAAAAATCTTTTGAAAATTATGAAGATGCATTGATTTGGGGAAAACTATTTTTGGAGAATTTCAGCATTGATATGATTTATTATTATTAACAACAAAAAAACAAAAAACATGAATGAAGAACAATTAGAGCTAGACGGTTTAATCGTAACCTTTGAATACGATAAGAGATTTGCAGAGCCTGAGGTTGGATATATGATAGACTACTGGTTTTGGGAAGTATTAAGCGTAGAAGTGGCAAGTGATGTACTTTACGATTCTTATGATATTTTAGATAAGCTAAGCGTTAAAGACTTAGGAAAGATTGACGACGAAATAGGGGAATACTTAAACAACAAATAATGTTATACAAGCTAAAAACAGAAAAAAAGACTATCTACCGTAATAGTGCGGTAGAAGTCGCAAAGGTCTGCGGATGCTCAGCAGCCACTATTTACACTAGACTAGGTAGAAAAGGACAAAAGAGCGATATTATTAACGGAGTAGAAATAACAATAGTAGAAGAGATATGAAGCCATTTATACAAACAAGCATAGCAGCAGCAGTATTTATATTAGTAGCAGTATTAATTATTGCACTGCACAAAATAGAAAAGTACAAAGAACAAGTAGAGGAACAGAAAGAAATGATCTACGAGCTAAAGGAGGAACTACACACCTACGAAGTGATGTACTTAAAATGTGCGGGTAACATTGAAGGCGATAATTACGAAGTGCAATACTTAGAGGGAAAACTTAAATTTTGTAAAACTAAATAACATGAAAGTAAGAACAAACGACGGAAAAGAGGGAACTATAGTAGAAAGAAAAACTAACCAAGTTCTTGTAAAGTTTAATAACGGAACGGTAAAAGGATACCGACCTGAGCAAGTCCAGGAAATAGGAAAGCCAGCTAATAGCTTAAGACCTCCGAGCCGAGAGCGTGACTTGTTTCTCCTTAAGCTAGAAACGATTAAAGAGCTAAAAGAGAACGCCTCAACTTATTCAAACGACTACGCTAAAGGAATGGCAGACGCTTACTCATTAGTGTTAGACATATTTAACGAACTGAAATGATAACATACAAGAACAGCCTTTTAAGGCATATAGATGAGATATACCAGCGCAATAAAGACGTAACAGCTAAAGAGGTTGCACACGTTCTAAACTGTACAGTTAACCATGCTAGGATGCGATTATGCGAGCTTAGGTATAGAGATGCGAAAGGAGATTATAAGCCTTACATAGTTCCTCCTCCGCCTAGTAGAGAAGAGCGATACCACGATAGCAACAGGTGGCACGACATAGAGGAGGAGATAAAAGAAGTAGATGTAGACGAACTATATAAAAATGCAATGATATGAAAATAACACTAGAATTTAAAGACGAGGACGCAGAGGAAGCGTTAACAGCCTTAGACGGCTACAAGTGGAAGTTAGCACTTTGGGACTTAGACCAATATTTAAGGTCGCAAGTAAAGTACAATACTGACTTAACAGAGCAAGCTTATGAAGCTTTAGAAAATTGCCGGTACAAAATAGGTATAATATTAGACGAATATAACTTGAAACTAGACTGATAAAAATTTGCATAAAATTTACAAAAAAACTTGCATGGAGTAGTTTTTTGATTATATTTGCAAATATATTAACTTTAAAAAACAATTAATTTATGAACATTCTAAAAAAAGCAAACGAAATTATTAACGAAAGATCTGAAGAAAAATCTAGGCAGTATGGACCTATGAGTTGGACTAATGAGCAAGCTGCTAAAATTGCTTCAGTAATGAGCAGGAAGGAGATTACTACCATTGATCTTTACAATATGCAGATAGCTTTAAAATTAGCAAGACAAAGCTTTAGCCATAAGGAGGATAATTTATTAGATGCTGTAGCTTATATAGGTGGACTTAATAATTACATGGAAGGTATTTTAAATGAAAAAGACGACGTAATCTTTAAAAAGCAAAATAATGAAAAATAAGATATTAAACCCTATTAAGCACCTGTTGGAGAATGCAACGCCTATCCCAAGTAAGAAATGGCAGTGCGTTGATATACCTGAAGGGAATTATTTAATAAGCGTGGATAATATATTTTTAAAAGATATATCTTGGGAGGAAATATTAAGCACTAAAGTCGATCTACCTTGGGCTGAAGATCATTTTTTGGAAAGAGTTAATGGACAACCAATTAACCCTGGGGAGCAATATAAAAATTGGCCTTATTATAAAGCTTTAGATAATGATACATTGTTTAGATCCTCCGGTAAATTTAGCCATAACTATATGGAAAGATATTGGTGCAAAGGTTTTAAAGGTATAAGATTCCAATATGGGGACCTTAATGATATTATAGAAAGACTTAATATAGATAACTATACTAGGCAAGCTTATTTATCGGTTTGGCACCCTGAAGACCAGTCTAATCACGGAGAGCGAGTACCTTGCACTATTGGTTATTGGTTCTATTTAAAGGATAATCGTTTAAATTTAACTTACCATATTAGAAGTTGTGATGCTGTTAGGCATTATTTAAATGATCTATACATGACTTTTAGACTTTTGCAATATGTTTCTAATAAAATAAAAAAAGAGTGTGGTACAATAAATATATGGATCGGCAATTTCCATTGTTTTGTATCTGACCAATATGAACTTAAAAAAAGATTAAAATGTGCGGAATAAGTATTAATAAAAGCAAAGTAAAAAACATGCTATCCCATAGGGGGATTAAGACAAACGAAGTTAAAGCATGCGGATGGGAGATTATTTTTAACAGTCTTCCTTTATCTAGCAACTTTTGTAAAATTGAGCAGCCAGTTGAATTAAAAAATTACTATCTTTGCTTTAATGGGGAGATTTTTAATTATAAAGAACTCGACAAATATGCTAAAAGTGATTTAGATTATTTGCAAAGATTTCTACAAAAAGGGTATGACTACGCAAAACTATTTAGTGAGTCACATAAATGGGATGGTTTTTGGGCTATCTGTTTAATTGATAAAAATTCCGATGTTTTTTTCTTTACAGACCCACTAGGGAAAAGCAATTATACTTTTCAAAAAATGGTATTGCTAGCGAGATTAAACAGCTGTATGATGGCAATTCTTTAATGAATTATAATGAAGAAACTTTTGGCAAAAATGGGACGCCCTTCCAATATACTTATAGAACAATTCCGGGGGAGATTTATAAATATAGAAGGAATAATGATGTAGCTTATAGAATCGGGAGTTTTAATATTCAAAAAGCGATTAAGGATTTTAAAATATCTAAAAACTCAAATGTTTATTCCATTATTAATAATGCTGTAAAAGATAGATTGGAAAATAGGATAGATGGAGTTTCTTTATTGCTTTCCTCAGGATTGGATAGCAATATAATTTTACATCATGTAATTAATAACTATAGGGAAGTAGAAATAGTAACTATGCTAAACAGCGAGACGGAGGATGTTATAAAAATACTTGAGCCTTATAATATAGAGCCTGTAATTATAAAAGATGAGTACACAGAAAAAGATTATGAGGATGCTTTATACTATTATGAGCACCCACTTGATTATGGCAGTTTAATGCCTAACTATTTAATGTTTAAAAAATGTAGCAATCATTTAATTTTAACAGGCGATGGTAGTGATGAATTTTTTAGAGGTTATAAAAGATCAGAAAAATATAGCACTTTTAAGTATGATGCTTTAATGGAATTACCATACTATCATAACATTCGTATTGATAGAACTTCTATGGCACATACTAAGGAAGCAAGGAATCCTTTAATGTCTAATGAGCTTTTTTATTACTGCTATTATAATCAAAGTAGAATTAAGGCAAATAAGCAAGATTTAAGGGAAATTTACAAGGATGTTTTGCCGGATATATGTATCAATGGCAAAAAGAAACCATTAAGAAGTAAAGATGATAAACAATTTAATATAGATTTAATTAATAATAAATTCAAACAAATATGGACAAGTCAGAAAAAAAAATTAGTCAAATAATCTCTATGAACCCTCATTGCATGACCTATGCTGAGATATCAGGGAATGATAGAAAAAAAGCTCTAGAGCTATTGGAAAAATTAAAACAAAAAGAAAAGGAAAAAGAAAATGGATTATTCTGATTTAATTAAACACCATCTGCTAGAGATAGTAGAAG